TCCCTTAAATAATAGGGTTTGGCTACTTTTACTAAAGAACTCCAATCTGGTACAGTTGCTGTACTCTCTGTTATACCCTCTTTTGCAAAGCACATTAAATAATTATCATGCACCCATGCTATAGTAAAATAACGTGTATTAGGTTGAAATTGTGATTTATTATCTAAAGATAAACAAGTCCGACCATTAAAAGAGTAACTATAGCGTTTAAATCACTGGCGTTTAATGTTGTTTGTCCTGTATGAAATGTAGGTAAATTAAATTGTTCCATAATTATTTTATGCTCCTGAGACTACAAAACCAAGTAGTAAATTAAAATCTACTGGTCTATGATATGGTATATACTTAATTCCGACCCCATTTACAAGAAATGGGGGCGGTTTGCCGATACGATTATCTTTAAAAACAGCTGTAGGGTTCCACGTATCTAAATTATGTTGGAAAGTATACGTAAAAGCATATCTAGTATTGTACATAGCTTGCCATCGCACTTCTGTACACATCCATTCGTAAGGATTGCCACCATTCCAAGGATACATATTTATAGAACCTATCATTTGATTACCATGTAACCAAGGGCGACTTGTATTTAAATATCCTTTTATACTGAATGTTTTTTGAGGTATAAAAACATGAACCTCACCAGATTGGACTATTGTTTGTCCTGGATAATCTTTATCAGCAGGGGCAGGTAAACCTGTACTAGGGTCTATAAAATTTGAAGTGCCATCTGGATAGGTATGTTGAACTTTTATCTGCTCAGACATACCAGTAGCAGGATTAATGTATTTATTAGTGGTTAATTGTTGCATAGACACACGTATTTCGCCTGTTATACTACCACCCTCTGGATTATTAAAACTTTGGTTATTTCCTTTAAAAAATGGGGCATAAGTAACTATACATTCAGCTGTAGTTGGCTCAACCACTTTAATATCTCTATTTACTACCACCAAAGGGTCATGCCCTGGTAGTGTACTACCAGGGGCAGGTAAACCAGCATGTTGTAATGTTTCTACAAGAGTAGCGTAACCTAAAGACTGGTCTATTCCCTCAATGAAAAATTGACGTACTAGAGAAACCAAAGCCCCATTAACTTCTTTTAATGATAAATTTACAGTTAAGTCAGAATTTAAATATGCCATTTATTTGATTTCCTATGATAATGCAAAACCTGTTGTTTTTTGTTGTTGTATTATAGTATCTAATCTACTTTCAATGCCTGGTGCTTTTACTCTTTGTTCTTTTTGCATAACAGCGGTATTAGATACAGTATCTATTGTATATCTTCTCATAGATAATTCTTGAAATTTATCTCCTACTTTATTGGTATCACCTTTATTTGAAAATGGCGAATTTTCGCCATTTTGACCAAACATATTCTTAAAATCAGATACAAATTTACCAAACACATTATCTTTAGAACCTTTTAAAGAATTACCATATCTTTTTAATAGTGATGTATCTAAATTTAAATTTAGTTTTTTGGTCTTATATTGAATACCCATATCTCCCATTAATTTCATTTTAGACATGTGTTTTTTGGTAACATTCCACATAGTGGTAAAAATACCAGCTGAATTAGCACCATTTAATAAATGCTGTAAAAATCCTCCTAATTGCCCTGCCGTTCCTTTAGTTGTTGGTGTTTTATCTTTCTTTCCTGTAACAGCGTTTATGGCTTGCATAAACGCATTAGCAGTGGGACTTACTCGTGTTAAAGTGTCTAAATTAAAACCAACATTACTATTTTTAGATACATGTGGACGTGGCTTAGCTCTCATTTTACCTATTTTTTGAAGTTGTTTCAGTTCCCAGTTACCTGTGTAATAATCTAATATCATATCTATACCACGTACAGGGGCAAATGCACGTATTGCTCTTTGAATACGACCAGGCTCTTTTGCATTTTTACCAAGATTTTTACCTATATTGTTATATAATTCCCCAGCATGTGTAACAAAATATTTTATTTTTTCTAAACCATCTTTTACACCACTTTTAATAGCTTTTACAAAATCATAATGAAATATTTTGTCTAGTTTAACAGTAAACCATCCTGCAAAAGTACTAAACAACTCACCTATCATTTCAAATACGGTTTTAAAATTTAAAACCATATTCATACCAACATCCATAATAAGACTACCCATATCATGGAGGATATTAGCCCAATTTTCACGTAACCAACTACCCAATATTTGCATATTTTCTTGAAAATTTGCAATAAAACCTATAACAAAACCAATAAAACTTACCATAGCTTTTTTAACATAATCCCATACAGTAATTAAACCTGCTTTACCATACATAGCATAGAACACACTTACAGCTATACCAGCAATTGCAGTACCTATAAGTACTATTTGTACTATAACTAAAGCCATGGGAGCTAGCACAGCAAAAAATCCACTACTCCATAATGTAAGTAAACTAGTAAATGAAGAAACAATAAAAGGTACAATTAGAAGTAATGTACCTATCATATATACAAATTTACCAAATACTAAAATAATAGGGCCCAGTAGCATAAGCATTGCGGCTAGTATCACTAAAACCCTTTGTAGATTAGGAGCTAAAGACCTCCATTTTTTTATTAATTTATCTACAACTTTTGTAATAAGTAAAACTACTGGAACTAATAACTCACCCACATCCATAGCAACACCTTTTAATCTGTGCCAAAATGCGACCATTTTATTAGTAAAACTAGATAATCTATTTGTCGCAATACGCAAAGTAGCGTCATCGTCTTCTTTTAATATTTGTTCATTGCGTAATATGGTATCAGACATACCTATAACAGCTTCTAAAGCAGCCCAAGACCTGTCTTGAAAGCCTAATTGAATAGCAAGGGTTTTACGTTGTTCATCATTCAAACCCTTAAATTTTTGTTCTAATTGTTTGATAGCATTACCAAATTTAATAATTTTACCGTTTTCGTATAAATGCATTCCTGCCTTTTTCCATTGGTCAGCACTACGTATAGCACGTGTTTGCAAATCCCTATAAGCCATATAAGCCCATTGCCCACCTATTGCACCCTTTTTAGCTACTTTAGCATATGCTGTAAGGATAGCTACTACTTCTTCAATTGGTCTATTAAGATTACGCATACCACCACCTATTTTGTTAGATAGTGCCTCTGCAAATTCTTCAGTGGTAGCTTGTGCTAATGTATTGGCTTTTACAAGTACATTAGACACCCTTATCATATTTTCCATATTTTTAGTTGGGTTCTTAGAAGCCAATCCCATAACATTCTGAGCGTCTAGTAGAAGTTCAGAAGACCTTTTCATGTCAATACCAGCCGCTATTGCAAAATTGGCGAGTGGTCTTAATGCTTTTATACTTTGTTCACCTGTTAAGTTAGCAGAACCTGTATAAAAATAACTCTTTGCCAGTTCTTCTTGATTAATATTGGTTTCTCGTGATATAGCCCTAGCTTCTTTTCTCATTGCTTTTCTAAGTGTACTACTCATCCTAGAAAAAATAGATAAAGAATCAGTCATACTTTTTTCAAAATCCGCAAAAGATTTAACACTAAATATACCACCCCCTAGAATAGGTAAAGATAAATATGTGGTCAAACTACTGCCTACTTTTTGGATACCAGTACCTAATTTTTGCAAACTACTACCTAATACTGTTGAAGCTTTGGTAAACCTACCAAAGGTTCTAATAGTAGTACGCATTTTAATAATTAAACCTGCTAAAGCTTTACGAGAACGTTTCCAAGTGTGTTCCACTTTTGTAAATGTTCTCTTATTTATATCTCCCATATATTTAATATGCCTACCAGTTTGATTAAACTCATTTTGGGTTTTATGTAGTAGTAGATTTTGTTTTTTTATTACTTTTTGGAGATATAAAAGTGATTTACCTGTACGAATAGTATGCCCCCCAAAAGCAACTAAAGATTTAGTTGCTTTTTTAACACCACTTGTAAATGGCTTATGTACAGCTACTAATTTAACGGATATATCACTATTACCACCATTAAAGTTCATTATGTTTTTTTCCTAATAATGCGGTATGCCAAAAATCTTTAGATTTTTGGATACGTTGCGTTTCATCTACTTCATTTTTTGGAGTTTCTGTATCTATTATTTCTTTAAATTTAATTATAAAATCTGAAACTTGTATGCTTTCTGGTTTGGTGGAGTTCGCTCTGCGAACCTCCGCCGCTATTTGTGCTAAATAATAATCTATAGTTCTGAAAGAGTTGTGTTCTATATCTAAAAAAGCACCCCATCTTAGGAACTCTTTGTAACCCATTGTAGATTTTAACTCTCCAACAGTTTTTCCAAGATGTGATGCTATTACATACCACTGATATAACTCTCCAGAACTTATTTCTTTTTTAGTTTAGCGAGTTCCTTTTCATCAACAGCTAATCCTGAAATATCCTCACATTCCATATATAGTGCTTGCACTACACTAGATGGGTATTTTTGAATAGCGGTAATCTGAACTGGTTTATCCATTTCATCATATAAACACATAGATATTAATTTAGCTTGAATATTAACTGGGTCTTTTACCCATCTATCCATGCCTTTACCTGTGGACTTGTTGTTTAAAAATTCCATGTATTTATCACGGTCTAGTCCTGTGAGTTCTTTTAAAGTATAGGATTTAGGGACACCTTCAATTTCCATTTCAAGTGATACTGTTTTTCTATCTAGTTTAAATTTTAACATAATATTTACCTCCTATTATGTCTTTGCTTATGAGGTTTCTGTAAATACAGGAGCAGTTTCAGCACCCGCATCATTACGATTACTAGGTATTATTTTTAAATCTGCGGTGGGCATTTCACCCTCTTTGTTACTACTTGGTTTAAATTCACTAATCCACCCCCAAAAAGCTACTGTAGCACCGTCTGGAAATGTTATGGTAATTAATTGGTTCTCATTTAACATGTCTAACATGTCTGTATAAGTGCCAATTGCATAACTAACAGAACAAGCACACTCACCTACCTCAATTAAAACATTGGGAGCTTTTGTTTTAAATGTAACATTATGCATTGTGGTAATATCTTTACCATCACCACCCTCTAAAGAAAGCGGAGTTACTTCTTTTTCCCAGAGTTCAACTGAGGCATTAGATGCAAATGTAATCTTGGTACTATGTCCGTCTAAATATTGTGTACTAGCCATTTTATTATGATTCCTTTAATTTTGTGTTATAAGTACTTGATAATTAACAGAAAATAAATTATTTTGTTTAGTTCCTGTTGGTTCTTTTCCTACAAAAACTAAATTACTTGTCTGCATAGCGTTTACAATTGTAAACGCTTTTCCATCTACTATAATATCAGTATTATGTATTTTTGATAGGATATATGTAATAGT